TGTAACTTTAATTTATATCTATTTTAAACGTAAGAAATGAGAAGAAACGCAAAGGTAGATATTAACCAACCAGAATTAGTAAAACAGATTAGATCGTTAGGTGGTTACGTACTGCATTGTCATCAACTTAAAAACGCATTTGATATACTTGTAGGTTACAACGGAAACCTGTACATTATAGAGATTAAAAACGATGCTAAAGGTAAACTTACATCTGGTGAATTACTTTGTAAAGATGGTTTTAATTCCGTTGGAGTTGATTACCATGTAATATACAACATAGAACAATTTATAGAAATAACAAAACAATGAAAATACTAAACTTATACGCTTGTCTAGGTGGTAATAGATATAAATGGGATGAGGTAGCAGATATAGAAGTGACTGCTGTAGAACTTGACACAGAATTAGCAAGGTTATACCAAGAGCGTTTTCCAAATGATACGGTAATTGTAGCTGATGCACACCAATACTTATTAGACCATTATAAAGAGTTTGATTTTATATGGACTTCTCCACCTTGCCCAACACATAGCAGAATGAGAAAAACAAACACGGGTGAAGGTGAAAGAAAAAGTAAAGCAACTTATCCCGATATGAAACTTTACCAAGAAATATTATTATTAGAACACTTTTTTAAAGGTAAATATGTAGTTGAAAACGTAATACCTTTTTACGAACCATTAATGGTTGCCAAAAAAAGAGATAGACATTTATATTGGACTAACTTTAACTTACCAACCGATTTAAAAGGAAGAAAAGCAAGTAATTTTATACACTCTAAAGTCGCAGATTTAAGTAAGTTTCACGATTATGACTTTACTAAATACAAAGGAAAGCAAAGAATAGATAAAGTTGCACGTAACCTGGTGGATTATGAAGCTGGAAGAACGATATTAGAAACTGCATTAGGTATTATAAGAAAATCAAACGTAAAACAAACAGAATTATTTTAATATGAAATACTACAAAAACGAACAAGACTACGATGTGATAGACATCTGCACAGACTACAATCTAAACTTTAACAGAGGCAATATATTAAAATATGTTGTAAGAGCTGGTAAGAAAGATGATGAACTACAAGACCTTCATAAAGCGTTAGATTACCTACAGCGAGAGATTGAACATTTAGAAATAACACAAAACTATTATAAAATATGAAACTTGAAGAACTGATAAATATCATTGACAAACATTTAGATTCTGATATTTTATCAACTAATAGACAAAGAAAAAATGCATACGCTAGAAAACTTTATTGTAAACTTGCTTATGAAGGTCTTAGAAAGACAGTGATTAATTCTGATGGTAATAAAATTGAGGCTTATTTATCGTTAAAAGATATAGCAGATAGTTTAAATGTTAATAGATTAAAAAAAATTAAACATGACGTGGTTTATTTTCATAAAAAAACATTTAATAAAATTGATGATAATTACAAAAACTTATATAATGGTATTATAGATTTATATAATTTAAAAGCAACAAAAGTTTTTGTTAAAGATGAAAATAGAAAAGAAAAAGCACCTTTATTAAATAAATCACAATTAAGCCTTTTAAACGACTTAAAAAAATTAAGTGATAGTGATATACTAGAGTTTAGAGAAACACGCTTAAAACCGTATCTAAACATGCTTAAAACAAGAGTTAAACAAAAACAAGCGATACAAGTTGTAGGAGCAAGATTAATAAGATAACAAAAGCCGAGCTTCGTTAATATTAACGCTTTTAATTCGTCAAAAAGTGGCTCGGTTGTTTGTTTTTTAAATATAATTGTTGTAATATTGCTACAAGTTCGTCGGATGAACAAAATAAAGACATTGGTTAAACCCTTTACCTAGTAGCTATCCGACAGCGAACGGTAAAGGGTTTTTTAATTAAATAGTTTACGGTAAACTTAAAACCGTTAATATTATGGCAAACGTAAGATTAAAGTTCTACGGAAACGGTGAATCAGAGAATCATTCTTTAGAGTGTTATCCAAATTTTAGAGATGAAATTTTTATTAATATAAACATGGAAGATTCTGGACTTCCTGAGGCTTGGATATGTTTAGATATACCAACTGCAATTAAATTATCAAAGGTTTTAAGGCAATCAATTAATGAAGTTAAAAAACCTATAATATAATGGCAGAAAATAAAAAATCAATTATAATTTATGCAGATTGGATTGAAAAGTTTGAAGAGTTAACAGATGAAGAAGCTGGTAAGCTAATAAAACATTTTTTTAGATATGTTAATGATATGAATCCAGAAGCACCTGATAGAACAACTAAGTTGATGTTTATTGATATAAAAAACACTCTTAAACGTGATCTAAAGAAGTATGAGTCAAAAAAAGAAGAACGTTCTAAATCTGGAAGATTAGGAAATCTAAAACGTTATAATAAGGATTTATATGATAAGGTCAAAAGCGATAAATTAACACTAGAACAAGCAGAAAAACTCGCAAAGGATAGATTAGCGAATGATAATGTCGCAAACCTCGCTGTTAATGATAGTGTAAGTGATAGTGTAAGTGATAGTGATATAATAGATAAATCTATTACTTACACAAAAGAAAACTTTTTAGAAAATTGGAATCAGTTAAGATCACATTATCTTAAAACACCTTCTAACCTTAATAAACTTTATAGAGAAGAAAGCGATGCTTTTAATGATTTAGAAAACGACACGACTAAAGAAGAATATCATAAAGCACTTAATGGTTTATTTAAACAGGAGAAAGTGCCATCAGATGTAATGAGGTTTAGACCTAAACATTTTTTAAACAATATAGATACTTACTTAGATGCTGAACTAAACAAAAAATATAACTTATATGTTTAACCTACCAGATTTTCAAGCAGAAGCACCTATAGTAAAAAAAGACTTATCTAAAGCCTTTGAAGATTCTACTATAGACTTAACTAAGAAGGTAGAAAGACCACCTTTGTTAGCAAGTATAGGTATTGATGATGTTGCATATAAAGGTACTAAATACCCTATAAAACTATTTTCAAGAGGTAACATCAGTTTAATTACTGGTGAAGAGAAAAGCAGGAAATCTTTTGTTAAATCTTTAATAGAAGCATGTATTATAGGAGGTAGAGCTAATGAGTTTGATAATGATTTGATAAAAGGTTATTTAGAAGATGGTGAGTTAATAATATCTATTGATGGTGAACAGTCAACTTATGACGTTTGGCTTAATGGTATTAGAATACCTGAGATGTGTGGATCACACCCACCACATTATAAAATTGTTAAATGGAGAGAAAAGTCTAAAGATGAAAGATTAGCTTTGTTAGATTGGTTGTTTATGGATAGCCCATTTAAAGATAATATAGGTTTAGTTTTTATAGATGGCTATGTTGATTTTATAAAGGATTTTAATAGCCAAGAAGAAAGTGGTGGTTTTTCTGATTTACTATTAAAATATAGTTCTATTACTAATTCACATATTTGTGGAGTGCTGCATTTAAATCCTGGTAGTGAAAAGAGTAGAGGTCACGCAGGTACTATATTACAACAAAAAAGTGAAGTCGTTATAATGGTTACTAATATGGGTGAGTATAGCGTTGTTAAGTGTAAAAGAGTTAGAGGTAGTAAACCATTTAAAACATTTACTATAAGAATTAATGAAAATTGGCTACCTTACATAAGTGATGATGAAATTGATAATAATACTGAAATAAAATTAAAATGAACACGATAAAAAAAGCAATAGACCATTTTATATTTAAACTTGATCCTAGAAACAATATTTGGAAAGCAAGTGAAGCAGATGTTAAAGCTATAAAGCAAATAGTAGAGTTCACAGAAAAAAAACACGCTCAACAGTTTGTAGATCAACAATTATTTGCTAAATTGTACATCAAGTACTATGGCGAACTAATAAAATACTATAAAGCATCTGTTTTCGATAAAGAACCACAAAAGGAAATTAACCGTATTTTAGACACACCAATAGAACAACTAATACAGGAATTCTGCAAGACAGTTAAAGAAGTAGAACAAGGTATTAAGTTAGATGCAAGTGG